AAGTTCTATTGAGGAAATAGATGACCACATCAAAGAAATGATGAACGAACTGCTTGATGATGGGTATTTTGTCGAAGATTTTGAGCTCGACAAGATGTACGCATGGACCCGCATTTCACCTCATTATGCGATGTCAATCACAGCACCGATTATTAAAAAACTGCAGGATGCATCGAGAATGCTTTGGGCCAGCTGTGTGATGGGAGGCGATGTGTTTGCACAAGAAGCAAACAACTTTGCTTCTTGCATGATGAAGAACATCATCAACAAATGGTCTGAAACAGTTATCATTCCACATACAGGAATCGGTGAAAGAAACCTATTGGAATGAATGTGCCATGGAAATAGACGCGATCAAACAGCAGTGGCAAAAGCCTTCTTGCTGGAATGTCAGTAAAGAAGATGATTCTATTGAGGTGTCTGATGAGGACGGAGACTTTGTCGTCAGCTCTATTACGCACGAACACGCTATTGAAGCAATCAATGAGCATGTTCAAAAAGTACAGACGGCAGCAACCCTAGAGTTGCTACTGTCTATGTCCGACAAACACGAAGCCTAAGACTTCTTCTTTGCGGGTGCCTTCTTTTTAGCAGGCGATTTCTTCTTAGCAGGTGCTTTCTTTGCAGGCGCTTTTTTCGCAGGCTCTGGTGCAGCAAGCTTTGCTTCAAGCTTTGCTTCAAGTTCTGCGATGTAAGCATACAAAACAGGCACTACCTGTGTAAGTTCATAGCCATGATGGCATGCCTTTACTCGCGTAACGATCTGCATAGCTTCAACTTTATCTTTCAAACTCATTTGTGACTCCAATTACAAACGTAGGCGTGGGGAAAGTCCAGGCCATTCTCTTACTGAAACAATACCACCAGTCGCTCGCTCAATGCCAATCGCCAGTGGAAGTGATGGTGTCTTTCTGCCTTTTTCAAGATCTCTCAGATACCCTATGCTGATCTTGAGTTCAAAACGTACAAGTTCGCCATTAAGCCAACGCACAAAAGACACTCGCGTGCTTCGCCCTGGTAAACTTTTTCGATAGTCAGCTACGACCATAAGACACACCTTTGATTTCTACACTATCTAAACGGACATCTTTTGTCCATCTTAGGGTGTGGCTCCTTGACACACTTCAGGCTAAGGAGTACTCTCACCAACAAGAGAGGAACAATGAACCAAGAAGAGAGAGAAGCTTGGCTTGCCGAGCGCAAAAAAGGACTCGGCGGTACAGATATCGCCTGCATTATGATGGCTGGGGCCGATGCCTCTGAGAAAATTGGTTCGTTTGAAAACAGCCTCTTTAAGCTTTGGTCTGAGAAGACTGGACTGTTTAAATCAGAAGATCAAGACAACTCATTTCTGATGCGTGGCCGGGTGATGGAAAAGTATGTCTGCGAGTTTTATGAGCTCCATCTAGGGAAAGGATGCAACCTTTGGGAAGAGGGATTGACATGGCATCCATCTCGGCCACGCATCTTCGGCACACCCGACCGCCTTGTAGAACATAACGGCGTTCGGTTTGGAATGGATGCTAAAACGCGCCGATTTAGAAAGGGATGGGGAGACTCTGGAACGACTGATGTTCCACTAGATGTAGAGTTGCAGATGCGCGTTTACATGGAGATTTTTGATGCTCCATATTGGGATATTGCAACACTCTTTAGCCTTGATGACTTTAGAGTCTATCGAATCGAACGAGATAAAGAACTCGGAGAATCAATACTTGATGTAGCAGAAGCTTGGTGGGAAAAACACGTCGATGGAGAAGTTCCTCCAGACGTAGACGCAACTTCTCAATGCATGAATGTTCTCGGAAAAATGCATCCTCGAGTGAAGTCTGATGAACTCAGATCAGCAACGGTGGCCGAAAAAGATCTCCATGAGAGGATATTGAAGGTCAGAAAAGAATACAAAGAAGTAGAGGCAAAGAAGAAAGAACTGGAAAATCTTCTTCGCCAAAAGATTGGAGACTCTATTGGCATTCAAGGAATTGCAACCTGGAAGGTAAGCAAGAACACGAAGGTCTTTAATAAACGTGCTTTCCAAGAAGCAGAGCCAAAGCTCTACGAAAAGTATCTGATAGAAAAACAGGGAACACGCATGCTTCGTGTCAAGGAGGCCAAGAATGACGACAACGGCGCTTAGTACAAGAGACAGGGTTACTCAGCTCAATGAGTACCTTGAAAGCAAGAAAACTAGCTTGATTAAAATCGCTCCACAGGGAACTGACGTAGATCGGATTATCCGTGTTGCGATGTTTGAGGCAGTAAAGAACGAGCGGCTAGTACAATGTAGCCCAACTTCGGTTTACATGGCCTTAGCTAAGGCGTGTGAGCTTGACTTGGTTGCAGGAGGAGTGTTGCACCGGGCTTCTCTCGTTCCAATGTGGGACAAGAAGAGCAAGTGCTACAACGCTGAACTGTGGATCGAGTACACCGGTTTAATGGATTTGGTGAAGCGTTCGGGTGAGGTTGCTCACTTTAAAGCAGAAGTCGTCTATGAGAACGATGAGTTTGAACACTCATTTGATCTTGAAAGTGGAGAGGTTCTTCGCCACAAAAAGTGTCACGAAAACCCTGGCAACCTATTGCTTGCGTATGCAGTCTGCTTTTTTAAAGACGGCCAGCGCCAAGTGGAAGTTATGCGGAAAGATCAGATCAACAAGATTCGCAAGTCTTCTCGAAGTCCAGACTCAGGCCCATGGTCACAACACACAGAAGAGATGTGGCGAAAGACGGTTATTCGTCGCATCTGTAAATATTTGCCACTGACACCAAAGACCACAGCTGTTCTTCAGCATGATATCGAATCGGACTTTGGAAATGCAATCGATGTAAATATTGTTGACTCTACTGTTGTTGAGCAAGACAACACAGAGCAGCCAGATAATGTTATTGATGTACAAGAAGCCAAATCAAAGCCGAAGTCAAAACGGAGTTCTAAGGTTAAAGATTTGGTTGAAAGGGCAAAAGAAAACGATTTGCCTGAACCCGAAGAAGATTTCACCTCATAGGAGCATAAACAATGTCCTTGCTTGATCAAGCCGCAAAAAACGTATCCCCTTACAAGCTGATGATGGCTGAAACAGCCAGTAAGAACGATGAGACAAAGTTTATCGTTCAACCCAACATCCTGATGGATATCTTGAAAGATGAGATGAACAATCGACTCATCGATAAGAAGATGAAAAAGGAATATGCAGGCTACCGAACACGCCTAAAGACTGCAGAGTGGCGTCTTGCTGGAATGCTTAACTACGTCGATGAAGAGATTTATCGAGTGCAGATCGGCAAGACAATAGAAAGCATGCTCAAGCACATCAGGCTTGTTCAGCCAAACGGTGAATGGGTTCTGTTGGAATACGAAGTCGATATTCGCAACAATGATGGTGGTGAAAAAGCAATCATGCTTGCTGCAAACTTTGTCGATTCAAAGAATGAAAAAGACATGCGTTATCAAAATGGTGTTCCTGCTGTTGATGTTCAAGTCGATGTGACTGGATCAAACAAGGAGCTCATTGAGGCAATTCAGGCTCAAAGTGGAGGCTCAAACCAGGCAGACCTTATTGATACTTTGAATCGGTTTATCGACGCAGTGACTCCAAAAGACTCGGCGGCTAAAGAAACCAAATCAAAAGTCAAAGAAGACAATGTGGTGGATGAAGTTCCAGTAGACTTTAGTGAGTGATAGGGCGTGCCGATTTACATATTTGAATGTAACAATTGTCGCCGAACAACTGAGGTAATGCAGAAGTTTGGCGACAAGTGGCCCGACTGTACTAAGTGTTCAAAACAAATGGACAAGAAGCCAGCTTTAACCAGCTTTAATTTAAAAGGAGATGGGTGGGCTAAGGACAACTACGGCTTAAAGGCAAAGCAATGAGTCGTGCATGTTTTCCAGTTTTCAAAGAAAACAGCCGTGTTCCTGTCGTGTTGAGCAAGGTGTCACCTATTAACATCGGGGCCATCAGCCTTGGGCTGTTCGTGTTCTCTCGCGGGACAATGACCAAGACAACCAAGCGACATGAGACGATCCACTACCTGCAATGGCGTGAGCTTGGCTTCCTGGGCTTCTTGGTTCTGTACCCAGTGTTCTGGTTGATCAGCTTGGCTCGGTGCAAGGACGGGGCAAAGGCGTACCGCCAGATACCGTTTGAGCGTGAAGCGTATGGGCATGAGGACGAGACTGGCTACTTGGCATCTCGCAAACCCTATGCGTGGTTGAGGTACATTAAAGTCTCATCGAATCAATCTTGAGCTTCAGTATTTCGTTTTCTCGCTTGACGTAGTCCACTTCGACCTTGAGTCCTGCAACTTCGGTCATCAACTCAATGATCTGCTCAAGGTGTTCGTCTCGTTCTTCTTCAAGCTTTTCGACTCTTTTGATTAGGTCATCCCTGTACAAAGTCTGTTCAGCCTTTTCCTCGACCTGCTTTTCTCTCTTCTGCTTCAACATGAACTCATAGAACTTGAACGCACCAGCACTGAACACCCCTGTAACGGCAGCGACGATTGCAGCAGTAGTGGTCGGTTTATCCACGGAGATCCTTGTGCATTACTTCCACACGCATTTTAACGTATATCCAAACCCACAAGGTAAAGTACACGCCCGTAACAACCAGGCTGCGGCCAACGTCACCAGCTGCAAACTCGGGGTCGCTGAACACGTTGACCAAGAAACGGGTGGTCGAGAAGATGTACAGCAGCAGGTATGTGCCGACGAAGCGGGAGCAGGATCGGATGTTAGGCAAACTGAACAGCATGCCCAAGGCGACCACAAAGTACAGGCAGTACTGAAAGTAGGCCCACTCGTTGCCCCCATCCAAGGCCTCGCCGTAGCTCATCCAAAGCACGCGATTGTTGGCAAGGTCAGCAATGTTCCAGAACAACAGCAAGGGTCCGTAGTCATGATAGACCAGGATGTCCTTGTAGGCTTTGAAGAAGCTTCTCATTGCGTCACCGTTACCCAATCATAACTTGGAGATACCATGGCTGAACATTCATTAGATGATATCGTCCACTCGATACAGTCAGCGGTTATAGCCGCCACCGATATTGCCGAGCGACATGAACTTGATTCGATCATGAATGAAGAATTCTGGGAGCTCAAGCTTGATGATAAAGGTGAGCCGCTAAAAGATGACGACGGAAGACACATATATGCACCTCGTATGGTCGTCATGGAACTCCCAACATGGGAAGAGGGAAAGCTCGTTCAACGACGAGTACCTGTACCTTTACAATCACTCACGACTGGACAGAGTTTGCGCGTGGATAAGCTTGAAGTTGAAATGTCTGTGGAGATTTCTGGTCTTGAGTCAAACAAGAAGAAAGGCAAACTGATGGTGCGCCCTTGCGCCAATACTTCGTGGTTTAAAAAAGAAAGCAACACTGCTAAACTCAAGTTGATCTTCAAGGGCAGTGAGCCTCCAGAAGGTTATGCCCGTATAGACGACCAGCTAATCAAGCTGCTTCCGTAGGAGAACATCATGGCAGATTCAGGCCTCGTACAAATGTCATCGCAGTTCGGTGGCCTTCCAATGGAGCAACTCATTGGTGGCCCCCTCAAGGCTGCGTGTAACGCTCAGACCCTGCTCGCTAAGGCATCCAGCGACTTCATTCAGGATGTTGGACTTGATACTGATGCCACAGGCAAGATAATGTCTGCCCGCACGGTTGACTTCAGCTTTAACAAGCCAGTCCAAGATGCTGCCGGAAACACGAAGATGGAAAAAGTGGATCTCCAGGTTCCACTACTTGCCATTATCAACACTCCAGCACTATCGGTCAAAGAAGCAGAGGTTCGCTTCACTATGGAAGTGAAGTCGTCTACGTCAAGCAAGACCACGTCCGATAGCAAGGCTGACCTTACAGCCAAGGCCAAGTACAACGCTGGTTTGTTCAGCTGCGAAGTTACTGTGCATGGATCAGTAGCCAATCACAGTGAGAACAGTCGAAAGAGTGACAACAGTGCTAAGTACGACGTGAAAGTGCTTGCTCGAGACGATGGACCCCCAGAAGGTCTCATGAAAGTGCTTGATATGCTCAATGATGCAATCGCACCAACTCAAGGCGCAGCACCAGTAAAAGGTAAATAGATCCCCCTGCTCCCCCACCTACGTCGTCTGAGCATGGACGATTCCCACCGGGTGGGGGGGTCAGGCTTTTTCTAGAAGACGCTCAAGTTTAGAAACAATGTCGTTATGGACTTTGGTTCTGGTAATCAGAAAGTCCTTAGATTGACTGTCGGCATTGTCTCTGTACTCGTTGATGACCCGATCATACCGCTCGCGCATCTTATCTGTGCGATCATCGTATTCCTTTCGAATGTCATCGAGTTGCTCCTGAAACCCATCAACAAGCTTGTCCAAACGCTTTTGCATCGTAAAGAACTGATACACAAGAAAAGCAGCGAATACTCCAAGGTGTCCGTCAGCCAATAGTGAATCGACTAACGCTTCCATTAGAACTCCGGTTCGTCAATAAGAGTGTAGGTAAAGGAGTTACCCCACTTCTCTCTGGCTGCGTAGCAGATGCTCATGAACTCTTCAAAGTCTTTACCATGGCTCCACACCTGGCAACCGGCGCTCCATTTATCCACTCGCGTAGAGACACCTGATGAAGATCGATGCAGATTAATTCCGTACATGCCCTCAGTGACTGAGTCAGGGTCCATGTCAATGACATCATCCTTATTCTGGTCCCTGTAGCATTTTACGGTTCCACCCCTCTGGCACAGCGCGTCATACAGTCCACGGTGCTTATCAATCTTGTAAACTCCTCTGTACTGACCAGGCACCAAAATGGCGGTGCCTCCAGCGTTCATTGGGTTTTCAAGCCAGTAAGCTCCAGGGTCTGTAGTGCATTCCCATGTTCGTGTGATCCAGCCTTGCTCATCCCTAAAGACGACACAGATACGATCATCAAAGCTGTTTGGCTTGTGTTCCTTACTGCGAATGCCAATGATGTTCAGGTTGTACTCACCCTTTTCAAAGACGGTGTGTCCGAGGGATTCAACATAATCAAGTAGTACAGGTCTCATCAGTCACAGTCCGCGTTTGTAGCAGAGCAAATCTTCGCCTGGTTGATCGCTTGTTGTTGCTGAACCTCAAGCATTTTGCCCATCAACTCTTCCATTTTATCGAGACGTTTTTCTACACCTTGAATCTTGATATCAACAACCTCTTGCTTGCCTGACTTAGATTCAAGGACAACGACACGCTTTTCTACATCTTCTACATCTTGAGCTGCAGACTCAAAAGAAGCAACAGAGATACCAGCAGCAAATACTACGGTAATGCCGGGAACTATCCAATCTTTCGCGTTCATCGTCCTGCCCCCGAGGTGTAGTGATACGTTGCACCTAACCCAGCGGTGACAATTCCAACGATTACTATCGTTTCTATTCTACCAAGCCAACGTTGAGTTGAGGGTTTTTCCATCCATGGAACAGGCTGATTAGCTTGTTCCAGTTTATGTTTGTACCAATCAATTTCCATATTTAGCCTTCCAACCTCAATCTTGTACTGTGATTGAATAGCTACGCCCCACTTCTCTGTCTGCAACAAATCAGAAAACTGTGACAATGGAACTGCAACAGCGGAGCATTTAGCAATGCCGTCAGGATTTGTAATGATCGGAGAAATCGTCTGATTCTGATTGATTGGAACTACTTTTAAACACTCACCATCAACAGGATCAGGTACTGCAGGACGCTCAATCGGGTCTGACGCAAAAGCCATACCAAGGAAAAGGAGGATCCAAGTCATCGTCGTCTCGCATTACCAAGATCAGCAAGATCATCAGCAGGAGTATCGCTTGTAGTGGCAGCTTTGACTCGATCTACTTCTTGCTCAAACGTTTCTTGAACAGCATCCAAGGCTGCATTGGCAGCGTGATTTTCTGGTGGCGCTTCAGGTGTTTTTTTTTGTTCGGAAAGTTTTCGTTTTCCAATAATAAATGCAAAAATCGCAAATAAAACAGACCCAATGACTGCAAAAGCTTTCTTTACCCTTGTCATGAGCAAATCAATCTTACTATTACATCTGATGTTGGGTCTGTTACAGATCCAACGGAAGCGCCAGTCACGCACCACATAGATAAACCTGCAGTGAACGCAGCCCCACCTGGAATTGCATAGGTAATTTTCTTGTATGCTGGAGCCTTAAAAGTAAAGTGAGGAGTTCCGACACCATTTGCAGTTGTCGTGCCGGGTGTTGCTGAAGCGTTATCTCTGATCTTCAAGTAAGAAGATGTTGAGTTTGCTTCGTTATTGATTTGGACCATGTAAATAATCCCAGCTGCACCAGTCACATTGTTTGTTGAACCATTAGCGCCGGTACAACTGCGATCAAGAACGTATTTACCACCGAGTTCAGTGATTGAAGATGTCGATGTAGCAGACATAGTTACCTCAAGTGCAAATGATTTTCACATCTACAGTAGCACCATTGACTGCGGTAAGCGCGTTGTTGTCTGATGGATTTTGATTCAACGTACAAGCGAAACTGAGGTACGTAAACTCCAATCCATCTGGAATGTTAAACACAGTGGTAGTGTTAGCGGCCACTCTAAACACCATACTAGCCACGGTAGTACCCATGGTGACCGCTTCTGCATCAAAAAACTTGAAGTATGCTGCTGCCGCAGTCGCATTCGTCAATGAAATCGAGTAAATCGATCCAGGATTTGAAGTAGCGTTGACGATGGCCGTGTTGTTGCACACAGTTTCACGGACCACCTTGTAGTCAAACGCATCTTCAAACTTGGTTATCGACGTTGCCATTTACTTCTTTTTCGTACCCATCTGAGTTGGTCCAGGGTCAACGTCTACAGATCCACCACCGCTTTTCTCAAGGTCTGGAATTGTTGCATCTGGGAGAGGCTTATCAGGGTCGTAGCCACCTTTCTTCATTCCCATTGGAGGTGCGTCTGCTTTAATTTGAATTGTACCAAACTTCAGCACCACAGCTTTTTGAGCTGGAGTAAGATTCTTTCCTTCACCTGCATCGATTTCATTAAGCTTTGCTTCTTGTTCTGGTGTCAAACCTGCCATGACGAGCTCCTACTTCTTTGAGATTGCAGCCATTGCCTTCTCAGCACTGTCACCAGCGATGTAAGCAAGGCCAAGGTAAAGCCACTGAGCGGACTCTAGACGGCCTGCAACAAGGAGGGCAGTACCAAGAGCAAGAACAGCAAGACGACGCCAAGAGACGCGAGTCTGAGAGCAAAAAAGTTTATTAATGAAGTCCTTCATGATTTCTCCTAAGAAGTTTGTTGGGGCTAGCCGCTTTCACCACCGCCAGGAATATACGTAGGTGAGAGCTTATCCCGCGCCTGATTGACTCGATACCAGACCTGCCAAGTCGCGTCTGGATTATCAATGTCTGAGTTATTAACTGTTGACCCGAAGTTGCCAGCTAAAAACAAATACACATTGTCCGAACTTGTGTATTCATGGATCTGAACATTAGCGCGAGGTGCCTCTGCACCACTACCCGTATTTGTAACTCGGTCATTGCTGTCGATGCAGAAGCCATACACGTGTCTTGTGCAGGGGTGTCCATCCGCATCGCCATCGTCAATAGGTACTGAAATGTGACCATTGACTTTTACGCAAGTCGCATTTTGGTCGTTTTGGACATGATGGTCACCGCCAATAACGGCTCTCATTCCAGCAGAGTCAGCGTAATGCATAAGCGCACCTGCGCCCGCCCAGTTAATCGACGCCGTTGAGTCAGTGATGTCGTTGCTCGCGATACCCACCATGATGCCGTGCTTGTCGCTTGGTGCGTTGGCGTCGGCATAGTCGTTGTTAGCGTGCTGAGTACCAAGCTTGATCAGTATATCGATACTGAAAAAATCGGACCAAGAAAGAAACTCACCATCTGGTCCAGCAAGCCTTCGGTGATAGCGGTAAGTTCCTTGGTTCGACGCATTCCATCGCAGATTGTTCTCGGCTTTGTCCACCTGAATTCGCATACCAGATGCACTGGTCGAACAGCTTACCAGCACGCTGTTTGGGTCGTACAAAGTCCAACTGCCGTCGTTGACATCAATGCTTTGCCACTTGCTGATACCGGGCTGAACTCGCTCGCCGGTATTACCCAAGCTCTGGTCTTGGGCAATCGGTCCTGGTACTCGTAAACGCTTACCCATAACTACCTACGCATCGTCGATTAGATTGATGTGACCGAACACGTTTACCTTATCAGCGGTAGTAGATGCTCCTGTAATTGCAACACCACCGCTCTTGCCTTGGAATGTCCAGCCAGGAACAGCCAACACAGTAGACTCCGCAGGAACCTTAACCATCACTTTGTTGTTTGCCGCAGTACCACCGAACGTCAACGTGACAATCTCCTGAGAGGTGTTTGTGTTCGCCAGCCAAATCCAGATTTCTTCAAAATCCGCAGTCGTCGTGGTGCATGTATGAATTGCAGTAAAGGTGCCTGAGTCAATAGCGAGGCCAACAGGGATACCATCGGTACAACCACTGAGATGATTTCTTGAAATAGTTGCCATGATTTAATCCTACGAGAAAACTTGGGTGTGAAGAATAAGGTTCAAGTCATCTACTGCGGTGCCGCCACCAGAGGCGTTCTGCCAAGAGATGTCTGTACCATCACTGGTCAATACTTGGTTGTTGCTACCTGGAGCCAATACAGCCGGGTCACCACTGGCATCACCATAAATAATCTTGCCTCGAGCAATTCCGGCCAACTTATCCAAGGTCACTGCATTGTCTGAGATGGCGTTTGTACCTACAGCATCAAGCACAAAGTCGATGGTGTTGTCAGCGTCTTGATACGTGACGGTGATCCCCGTCTCTGTGTTGGAGCCAACCATCGCGCCAACAGTATCAGAGATGTACTCAGCGAGTGCTGTACCATCAACTGTAATCGCGTCAGCTTCAAGCGTGCCGTCGATGTCAGCATCACCGCTAATGTCCAGTGAAGTAGCCTCAATCTCACCACTGGCTTTCATGGTGACACCGTCACCGCCCGATACTCGGAAGATGATCTCGTTGTCCGTGCTGAACTTGATCTGGTTGTCGGCATCTCGTCCTGCAACCAAACTTGTATTTAGAACTGAGGTAATCGCAGTCTGGGCAGCGGCCATACGAGCGGCGTTAACTGTACCTGATCCAATATTAGATGCGTTTGTCGTATCGGTTGTTGCTGATGACGCGAGAGCAACCCCGCCAAGAGTAATAGCGTCCGCTTCAAGTGTTCCATCTACGTCTACGTCACCGCTAATATCAAGCGAGGTAGCCTCAATCTCACCACTGGCCTTGAAAGTTACCCCATCACCACCAGATACTTCAAAAATAATCTCGTTGTCGGTTCCAAATTTGATCTGATTGTCAGCATCACGACCGATAACCAGACTGGTGTTGAGAACTGAAGTGATACCGGTCTGAGCAGCATCTACAGCAAAGTCCAAGTTGTCGTTGCTTGTGTCGTATGTGACTGTAATGCCGGTCTCAGTATTGCTCGACACCATATTGGTGCCGACTGTATCCCGAACAAACGTAGCAAGGGCAACGCCATCTACGGTGTAAGCGTCTGCTTCACACGTGCCGTCGATGTCTACATTGCCGCTGATGTCCAGCTCAGTTGCTATAATCTTGTCGTTGAACGTTGCTGCACCAGCTTCTGACCCATCAAGCGTCAAGAATGTCGTGTCAGAGTTATTATCGGTTCCTTTGAAGATAATGTCAGTGTCGTTGCCTTGAGCATCAATCGTGATGTTACCGGTAGTGGTTGTCAGGTTGATGGCTGCGTCACCAGCACTGATGTCATCAGCAGCAACAGAGCCTGCGACCGTGCCTGAGACTGTAGCCGCGATCCACTTTGATCCGTTCCATTTTAGAAACTGACCGCTACTTGCAGAGTCAACACCAATCTTAGTGACGTTACCCGATCCATCAAAAGTAATCGCAGCAGTCCCACCAGCCTCCTTAAGTGACCCACCATCGTCAAGAATAATGTCGCCAGTGACTTGCACATCACCAGCTGCCGTCACCTTTTGAGCCTCGTTGATCGTTATTGCAGCCTGCAATCCAGAGTCGTTGTTTGTTGAGATTATCAACTGACCCTTTTCATCATCAGAACTACCAACGTGGCTGACCTCAATTTGACCGAGAGCGTTGTTTCCATGGTCTTCAAAGATGACTTTCGACTCACAACCGCCAGCAGTATTCTCTGCGGTATCGTTCTTCAGTGTGACGTAAGGAGTGTTGCTTTCAACTTGAAGCTGTGTTCCTGGAGCAGTCGTACCCAAACCAACACGGTTGTTGGTCGCATCGATGGACAAAGTTCCACTATCGATCTCAAGGTCATCAGAAGTAACCGATGTTGCAGTTACCTCGGTTGCGTTTACCCCGCCGCCTCCACGATTATAAAAGTCGCCCATGGTGTCTCCTGAAGTGGTTTAGACGGTTTCTCGCAACGCCCAGTGAAGTCTAGCTTTTGTGCATTCCACAGTTCCACTATCTGTCTTAAGCCACAGATAGCACTTACCTTGAGTCGTCTGACCAGCTGGAGCTGTGACCCACACATCAAGTGCAATTGACGTGTTTCGCAAAGTGGTGGTAGTCAGCCCAGTCCAAAGTTTGTTTCCTTCAGACACGCCAGTCATTGGATCATCGCCATCTGAATCCCACGCCAAGAACGCTGAGATTTCTGAGGCTGTTGCCCCAGTTTCATTCAACTGCAAATCCAAGTGGGAAAGGTAGCACGCAGACGGAAGAGCCGATGATTTCGCATCGGCAGTGCTATCTTCGTGCAGCAGAATCTTCTTGCCAGCAACAAAACTGTTAGTAATACCAGTCACAGTTGCATCATTTACTGCAAACCCCTGCATGGGAGCCTCCAAAGAGAAGTGATTGAGGGGGGATTAAGCCCCCCCGAATCAGGGGTTCAGGATCAGGTAGCAGTAGTTACTAGTGCGTACCACTTAGAGCCGTCACACGCGCAGACAGCGATTTCATCGTTATCAATTACTGAAGCCGCAAGATCAAGAGCAGCAACAGAGCCGGCAGAGTTGACGTATTCAAGGTCAAGCTCGTGTGCAGCGTGAATATTGATAAGGTAAAGCACAAGTCCTGTACATTGAGCGACTGGGGGAAGAACAATTTTATCAGAATCAGCACCAGGCGTTATCGTGACAACGGCTCCGGTAAGTTGTACTTCGCCTGCAGTAGATGTTGGATTCATCTTCAAAGTGCAGACATTACTACTGAAATCAGAAGCAGCGACAGAGGTTACGCCTTGGGGAATTGGGAAGACGTAACGCCCTCCTGACATAGCGGGAATCAACATTATTTACTCCAATTGGGAAGGGGGAAGTGATTGCAAAAAGATAATATCACGTTTTTGAGAATAGACCTACTTGAACTATTTCTTGGGTATATTTAGCTTCTTCAAGGCCTCACGGTACGCATTCTGGTTTTGTTTCTCTTTCTTGTTTTGGTGCTTCATATTCTTGAAATAGTTATCTCTAACCTTCAACTCTGTGTCAACGATCTGAGTTCTGATATTAAATGCGCCTCCGAGTTCCTCCCACCGGGTCATGCCGACTCGAGGACTCATCAAGTCACCTTCTTTGAATTCTCTTTCCCGCTCTGACACTAATCCATATTCTTCAGCAGACAGGCGTGCTGACCTGAGACCCTCAGTGATCGCTTCCACCACATACATATCAGAACGATCAAGCTGAGTCATCCAAGACATTGAGCGTCCAGCTCCAGGAATCTGGATAAGGTTTCTAAAAATCCACCAAGCCTTGCCATTTCCTGCATGGTAATACGGCCTGAACTCGTCGCCTTCTACCATACGAGCTCTTTGATTTCTTTTGTACCTTTCCGAAATATCAAACAAGTCGTACAACATACCACCGGTAGCAGCAAGATCCCACTCTACAAGCCACGGTGGGATTTCGTTGAAGTCACCGAGCGGTTGGCCATAGAAGATATCAAAGTCTGTACCGATCACAAACGGCGCTTGGACCCATGGGGCAAACTTCGTCAACAACATTCGCTGGGCCGCTTCGTCCCCATGTGCGCCTTCATACATATCCAACAAAATATTCAAAACATCGTTGATTGGCGTTTGAGGCAGAACCGTCATCTTATCGCCAGCATAAACTTGGTTTCTCAATGTTTCGCTAAAAAATACCGCGTACCGATCTCTGAGGTATTCGTTTACGACGACTTCAGGATTGTTTGAAAGGTTTGCTTGCTGCAGGCCTTTAGACAGTCGCAGTTGATTAGTGATGTTCCAAGGCTTAGTGACCAGAGTATCAAAGAAGAGTTCAGTGTTCTTTTTGAGGTAACTGTAGAAAATGATGACGTTACGCATGACATCTTTTTCAAAATCAGTCAGGGCCGAATAGTCAAACGCTACTTTTCGTGCCAAACTCGCCGCAGCTGCAGGTGATGAACCTTCTATTATTTCATCAATAAATACTGAAACCCGGTAAAAGTTATCAAGGGCTGTTGCAGTTTCTGCCAATCCATCATTGATCGCGTTGACCAAATCTCCAGTCTTTGTCAGTACGTTTTCGTTTCTCCGAATGTACTTTTTAACGTCGTCTGCAAGCCCTCGTTGCGTTTCAGCTTGAATGAAACTTGATTTCAGTCGCGATAGAACAGCCATGTCGGCGAGCTGGTCTGCAGTGTGAATAGAGCCATTTTTAGTTACAATCAGCACATCACCGAATGGCTTCCAGGTTCCTTCTCCCCACATACGAGCAACAACAGCGCCAACCATTTTAGGATTTCGCGAAAGAACGCGAACGGTTTGAACTGGGCTTACACCCGTAGCCAGTTGCATAGCGCCACCTAAAAAGTTGGCGACATAGTACCCAGCGTTCGGGAGAATAAAACCAGTTGTAACACCACGTTTGATATGATTGATACTGACTGGAAATGAGGCTTTCAGTGCATCAACAGCAGCCCCCATGGTTTTCTTTACTGATGTTGATCTTGCACGCCTTGCATACGATGGATCACTCATTCGTTCGGCATGTTTTGCTTCAAACTCCGCAGTTAGGTACGGGTCTCCAACCCTTGCATACGAAAGAGCTCTGGAGGCTGACCCACCCTTTGCTGAACCAATTGGAGCTGCTCTCTTCAGTGCTTCGGTTATAGCGTCTGACATTGGTTTTGGAATGAAGGCTTCCGACCCATCTGGAAACACATGGTTTACGTAACTTCCCTCGCTTTTTGAAGAGCCGCCTCGAGTACGGTGACCAAATCGAGCCAAGACTTCTTCCGCTGCAATTTCTGCGCGAATGTCCATAAAGTCTGCAACTTTACCGCTGAACTTAGTTGTTCCTGTTGGCTCAAAGGCAGCAAATCCGTATTCAAATTCTGCCCCTACCGGTTGTTCAGGCTGAATGATGGTTGGAGCCTCATCTGGGTCTAACGATTCCACCTTTTGTCGAATGTCTCGAGACTCCCGAAAAATCAAATCCATATACCCTTTGACACGTTCATAGAATTTTTCGTTCGTTTCAATCGAGTATTTTTCTCCAGTCAACGAAATAGTAGATCGTTCACTTTTGTAGACGGCATCATCGATTCCAGGCATTCCAGCTTTGATGAGATCATCGTACAAACCCATTATTTCTTGCCTAGCCATGAGGCGACTGATCATCTCCAAATACGCTACGGTTGGACTGTAATCCATAGGCTTGCTTAGATCGAAAGCCTCACCACCCATCTTCCGAACAAGTTGATGAAGTTGCTTCCACCCGTCAGCACCCTCAGAAAACATTCGATACGCTGTTGCGGCTAGCTCTGAAGCACCAAGCCCTGACTCGTGCATTTTAAGGTCCGTGCCGCCCATAGATTCCAGAATCACGTTTCCAGATTCAACAACATGTCGCCTGTTTTTGTTTAGTTGATTTTTAATGGTCTGAACAGCAGAAGCAATCTCTATGCGAGCAATGTGGTCCATTTCCTGGATTGCTTTAAGGTTCATGCCGGAATCTGTTGAATGCCTTTGCAGTATCGATAAAGCTGTATTTACTTCTGGGCTGATTCCATTGAAGCCTTCGTTGAATCTTTCAACCAACTTGTACAACAATTGTTGTGTAGAGTTCTTAGTCAAAAATGTGAGCTTAGGGATCCCGTCTGACACGAAGTTGGTCGCATGTTTTGGCGCGGTCGGAAGATCAAAAAGAGTCTTCATCTGATCTGGAGTCAATGATGAGAATGTATAATTATCAGCGACTATTGATTCTTGACCATAAAAGTCTGCTTCACTTTTGAAATCCAACGAGTCAAGACCTTCATCAATCATCGTTTTTTGCAGCTGACCGATATGTTTGATTTCTTCAGCAGTAAACTCATCCAAAAAATCAACGATTCCAGCTTTTGGGGTGTTTCCAGTTACGCCGTCTTCCGTAGTCCCAACAAGTATATGGACTAATTTTGGATCGATTTCAAACCTGATAACATCCCTAAGTCGATCAAAAATTAAGCTGATTGCTTTATTGTGATTTCCTTTCTTAATCTCACTTCTGGTCTCCCTAAAGACCTTCAAAATTGTGGGCTTTGATCTTCCCAGTTTAGCAAGGGCTGTCTCCAATGCGGCCCGATATTCTGGGCGCACATTCTTGAGCGAGTCCTTCATCACAAATTTATCAAGAACTGGGTTGATAAATGAATCTACAATATCTGATACTTTGCTGTAGCTCAGAACCTCACTCTTCACCGCGCCAAGAATAGCGTACCCAAGAGATCGTGGAATCTGTTCAGTATAGACTGACCTTCTAGCGTATCCGCCAGCCTCCAGGTCGGTCATCAGATTGACCACCCGCTGGTAATCTGCCAACGGCATCTTCGTTAAGTCTGCATCGGCAACCATCAAGTTTTGAGGGATCTTCTTCCCAATAAATGGCTCAGAAGACATTCGACGCAAAAGCACTTTCATGTTTGCGGCCTGCTGAGAACTCAACTTTAAATATCCAAAATCAGTCTTGTCTGCGCCTTTCTTTGGAGCGACAAACATTCCCTTTAGTCGTTCACCATCTAAGTAGGTTGAGCTTGAAAGTAGTGAATCTTTCTTGATCCCTAGAGTGGTAGCCATTCTCGCGTTCACTCTTTTCAAGATCGAATCAGCCCTGCCTCTCTCGACGTAGCTAGCATTAGTGAGTTTGACTAAATCCATCCCAGCAATAGCGGAACGAGACTCTTGTATCATCATCCACTGGCCAACTGTGTACCCGATAGCTCTCGAGAAAGCAGTAACGGCATCCATTTCCGTCATGCCTTCTTTAATGCCCATTGCCTGCTTCACGTATGTAGGCTCAATATCAATATCAGCAAAGATCCTTTTTCTACCAACAGTTGCCTTTTTTCCTTCCATTATCTGTTCAATTGGATCGGCGCTGACCTTGGCATACTTTCCAGACATGTCAATCCGATCAGCAAACCTATTCAACTCAACCAGCGCAGTACGCCAGAATCGATCTGGCTTGAGAAGCGCATCAAGAATCGGGCGTTGAAGTTCATCAATAAACCCTACTGCTGGACCTCTCATTCGCGCATAAACGCTAGCCAGGTTCGCGTAGATCTGATTTGCTTGTGATGCCTGCAGACCGGATGTCCCACTCCCATCAACAACTTGGCGCAGCAACAGTTCAATTTGTCGAACGCCCAGCTCAGTAGGCTTGTTCTTAGTCATCTTTGGTGAGCGGCCTACATTTTCAACCGTGTCGATGTCTTTCAGAAACTCTTTTACAAACGTCTTGCCCATCAAATCGGTGAGCATTTCAGCGTTGTTGTCGAGCAAGCGAATAAAATCACTTTTTTGAAACATAGAGACAAAGTTGGATATGTTTTTCCGATCAACGCTCATCAGATTTCCAACATCGACTCTTATCTTCTTCGGGCCTGCAGTACCGTCTGCGTTTTTAGTCTTCACCTTTTTGATCTTCACAGCACCAAAGAAGTCTTCTGGCTCAACAATCGTTTTAGCCGTTCTTCCTGCCGCCTCATTGATTGCCCTAGTTTCCAAAACAGACAAAAGAGTAAACATCTCTCCTTCTGTAAGGTCTCCGTCATTTACCAGATTTGATAAGTCTTTTTTGACCTTCATGTACTGCGGAGTATTTCTCAAGGTGATGGTTTGTTGATCACCAGTATGAGAAATTATCTTGAGGGCCTTTAGGTATCTATCGGCGTTTGCTGTGCCTCGCTTGAAAACAATATCGTAGACTTCAGCCGCATTAAAGCCAGCGGCTTGAAGCACTCGCTTGGTTTGTTGGTCAAACTCAAATGGTAGAATGCCGCCATCATCAGCGGTCCTTTGAAACAACTTGGCTTCTTCTGTGTGCAGCACATGCTCTACGATGGCAGAAGCAGCGTCAGCTGTGGTTTCGGCAAGCCCAGGCTTATATTCTTTTTTCACCAAATTGAACGCATCTTCAAACGAAGAACCTTTTTCCATTTTTTCCATGATTTGAGAAGCAAAGGTTCTCTCATCAAGCGTTAGTGGTTTGATTTTATTGCCAGACCTATCGAGCGGTTCATCTACTCCATCTTGAATCGCTTGCTGAACTGCGTTGTCTTCATCGATCAGCGCACGAATAGACTGAAGGCTTGGATTTTCTCCAACCTTATTCTTTAAACCGTCTATTGCTGTTGTTGCTTTTTCAGCGACATTGTAGATGTGGTTGTACCAAAACGGAGAGGCTCCACTCAATGCAGCCCGTCCCCTGAACCCATCGACATTAAATGCTTTGACCATTCTGCCACCGCGCCATGCGGCTTTCGTCGGCGTTGTTACAGCCTGAATGTGGTACTTCTCCCACGGAACGAAGAAATCAAGGATACTTCCCCATAGCAAAAACGCATGGTATTGCTGTGTTCCTCGCTTATACCCACGAGCTCTGGCTTCGTTTGTGAAGTGAACCGTAAATCCAGCATTCCCAGATTCTACATTTGCGAAAAATCTAGCCAAGTGCGATGAGTCTGGGTCTCTGATTCCAAGATTGTAATAAAAATCTCTAGATGCTGGGGTCAACATCAGAGGGTTCAAAAGACCTGACATTGGTAGATGAGACAACTCTTCTGGTAGACCGAGATCCCTTAGTTTTTCTTTTACGTCTTCTTGGGTGATGCCCATAGTGGAATCAATTTCAGCAACGCCTTCAGTAAACATAGAAAGCATACGGAGAAGTTTTCCCCACGTACTTTCAACGACCATGATTTCATCACCGATTCTTTCTTCGGTAAAGTTCCACGTACCCATTGCTTGCTGAAGAACTCGAGCGGCCTCACCAGGGTCGCCTTTAGATGCAATCGCTCTGTTTGCGGCCTTCACTGCCTCATCGACCAAATCAACTGTTGAAGGCACAGTACCAGCAAGAACTGAGTCTGGAAGAGACCCCAAAACGACAAAGTTCAATTTCTCTTGGATTTCTTTATCGGATTTCTCACCTTCGACGGCTTCAATGGCCTGAGCCATAAGTTTATTCCGCATATCAAATTGATTTGGATTTGACTTCAGCTCCTTCTTGAATTGCTTCACTGAGGGAGCATTCATTTGAAATCTGCTCGGCAAATCATCGTAGGCTTGACTTTGCAACAATCTACCGATCTCTTGCCTGAATTCGACCTTGATGTCTTCGTCGGTCATTCCCTTGTCGTGTCCAAGTTGAACCACTTCAATGATTTGTTCAAAATTAGCCGTAGGGATTGAAGCCCGAGTCTCTCGTATGTACGCCTCTTGCTCATCGTCTTCCAACAAGAGCGGGGCGAACATGTTCTCAATGCCAAGTTTGATGACAGCACGTTCAGCTAAATCAGGTATGCTTTTGATTCCGTATGGAATAAACAAACCTTCTTGGTCTGGATCTTTTTTGTCACGACCCCAAAACTCTTGCGTCTGAAGACCGATGCCAAGATCTTTTGCTTCTTCTTGAGACAGAGGTTCAGCGCCATCCCACGATTTAGCAAGAGTTCCTAAGAAGCCATTCTCTTCCAAAATCTGATCAAACTCAACGGTCTTTTTTCGTTGACTCTCAATGAGTTTTTCGCTGTGTGGCCTTAGATCTTGATCACTAATATCGTAGACTTGCCTACTGAATGCGCGACCGGCAGCGTCAGTCAAGCCTCGTCTAAACCCTTCTCTTTCTTCTGGTAATACTTTGTGTACACTTTCTTCATAGCCCCCAGTAGCGGCCTGAAACGCTTCTTGAACTTCTCTTTCGGCGATCCTATTGGCTGCTTCGTAGGACTTGTTTTCCATCTCAGAAAAAAGTCTCTGTTCTTTCAAGCCCGCATATCGTAATTGCCGTTCTGCTGGCGTAGCTTGAGGGAGAAGTCTCTCAGCACCTGGAGTAAATATAGTCGGGTCAGCAAATTGTTCGGTCAGGCCCTTAGTTTCGCTTTCCAAATATACGGGTGGCGCATACCCAAAGAACTCAATGAACAAGTCCTCATCGGTTTTGTTGTTGTCTAGTTCTTCAGCCACGATCACTCCGTCTAGTTAGCACTAACGTCAGTAACCGCCGGGGAGCCAGTGTCCTTCTGCGTTCCTTTCATTTGTTTTTTCAGTGCCTTTTCAACTTCTTCTTTGATTATCTTTTGTGCTTCTTCTTCAGTCATTTGAGGGTCATTCATGATTTTGTCGTATGCCAGTTTAGCAAAAGCCGTCCCTCCAGCAAGCTTAAAGAGAGGTACTCCAAGAGCAACGGACACTTCTCCTACATATGCGATAAATGGTCCTAAACCACTAGCGGCTGCTGCTATCAAAGCAGGACCCGCCGTAGCAGCAATAGCGCCTCCGAGGACACCTACACCAAGGCCACCAGCAACTGATGCTAGTGGGTATCCATCAACAAGTTCATAGGAAGCAATATCGTCGTACAGGTCTTCGTCTGCGTGATGAGAAAGGGCGCTATCTCGGAGATTCCTCAAATACTGCTCTCTCTTGAATGGGTCATCCATAGCCAAGAAGTCATCCTTATATTTTTGGATAGGCCCACGGTTGACTGGATCACTACTCCCAGTTTGGTAGCCACCAGCAAGAGCTATAGGAAAGGTTTTAGAGTCTGCAAGTTGACGCAAGTCATCGTCTGAAAGCAGCCGTGGTGATGATATTAATTCAGGGTGCATTCTGGGGGAACGACTAGGAGTTGTAGGTAACTCAGGCTCTCCCGACTGCGAAAACAACTCAGGAGGCATCGATCCTGACGTTTGTTCTTGACGGTATTTTTCACCAGCTGCATACAATTCTTCTGCAGTTTGCGATTTCGTGCCTACGCTTGTGCCACTAGCCGGTACATGCGTATTATCAGTCAAGACTTGTTCATCCGTTGGAAAATTCAATGGCGTACCATCCAGTAGTGCGTCCAGTTCTGCATCTGTAATACCCATTTTATTCTGCCTCTCGTCTGTCTTCAATAACGGGTTCGTCTGGATCTCTTCCACCTGTTCCACCAATAGGCTTAGGTCGCCCTATGCGTGGTTCATCAATCTCAGGAAGGTCGCCCTCGTATCCAGGTTTCAGTACGTTTCTGGCTGCAATCTCATCTGCAGACTGAGCCAAGCCTTGAAGCTTGAAGTTCAATTCTTCTGGCAATCGCCGTGAAGGATCAACAGATTCGTATCGCTCAATCTCATTCAGGTATGCGTCACCAACCAAGCCTCTCTGCTCTTTAGGCGTATTGAGAAGATCATTGTACGTTTGTGCTATCTCAGCTCGATATTGTTCTGCATCTCTCGTCTGCAAAAACCTATCGTAGGCTTTTTGGGATTCACGAATCGAATCAGCCACACGGAATGCGGGTTGATCCTTTTTGGACATTTCAAATATCCTGTCTTGGCTCATTGAGCCTTCCCATAAATCCATCTTATCGGCTAGGCTGTTGGCGATTCTGATCCGCTGTTCTTTATTGTCTCCTACAGCCTTGAATGCTTTTTCGTGCGTTTCAAGAATTTTTCTGGCCCCATCGTACTCTGCACCCTTGTACAAGGGTGAATTCAGGCTTGCGAGCATCTGAGACACACTGCTTTCTGCAAAAACTACATCTTCTTCCTTCAAAGCTTGTTCATTTCTAGGTTCACCAGCCTTGTCAATGCCAAGGCCCCTCATAGCCCGTAGAGTATCAGTAGTAGATAGCATAAGATTTATGGGAGACTTACCTTCAGCTCCCTCAATCGACGTGAGATCTTCATAGGGAGTTGGAAGTACAAACTTGCCTTCTTCTTCGGATGCCACCATTGCTTCGCGTGCATACGAGGGATCAACCTCACGAAGCCGTCCATACTTACTAAGTGACTGACTAAGGGCTGATGGGCGACTTGAAAGCGGTGCCAACGCCATGTTGTAGTCTGGGCCTTTGATCATGCCCTTGTACTCGCGTTGCGCTATTTCGTAATCTTCTCTAGCTTTCTCGATCTGTGCGTCAAGAGCGTCAAGGGTAGGCTTATATGCCGCTGTTATTTGTTTTGGGTCCATCCCGCCAATCGGACGGGTCACCGTAGTTTTAGGTCCGCCAGATCTGCCCTCCAGTCGCATGGCTTCCAGCTCATCCTCTGTATTCAGGCCCATATATAGAACTCTGTTATTGCCATCGGTCCTTATTGTGCCTTTTTGAACGATCCTGCCCGTCTTGGGGTCTTTTCTTTCTGGAATATAGTTGAGCTGACGGACAATATACAGTTTGCCTGCGTCTTTTTGAGCTGGAGTAAGATTCGGGTCCATAAAAACTTGCTGATAAAGAACATGGGCTACACCGATTTTCTCATATTGGTTCATATCATCTGTTAAATTCTGAAAAGTCACACCGAGTCTTGCGCCGATCCCTTGGCCTGATTTTTCGGTTTTTGCCATTTGTGCAAGTTCACCATTTATATATTCGCCTAGAGAACTCGCATGATCTATTCCGCGTTGGGCGTCATTTTTGTATTCCCTATTTTCCAGCAACATTTTTTCACGATAATCTGTGTCAGGTCTACCACCCGTCTCACTCCTAATAGTTCCACCCGCAGACTTCATGGTTTCTCTCTGCGCCCTACCCATTTGCTCGACAAGCTGACGACGTTCCTTCATAAGGTCTGAGAGAATCGAGTATGCGTTTTTAGGATCAGCGGCCTTGAGTTCTCGAGCGTACCTCTCCCTGTTTTCCTTCAAACGAGTACCGATAAACGTTCCAAAAACAGAACTAAATCCGCCTTCTCCTCGTTCAAAACCAACGTCATACTTTCCTGTTACTCGAGCCATGGTAAATCCTAAAGTTTGAAGTCCAATGAGAAGACGTGCCACTGGGTTGGTGATGCAATCAAGATAACAGATTCTTGGACATTGAGTTCAATGCCGTCTGTACCATCAAGCCTCCCTGCCACAGCTGTTAAAACTCGGCAGAGCTTTGTTTGATCCTTATCTACCCGCTTCACGTATATTTTTCGACCGATGTTTTTTGAAGCTATCGGTAATGTCAAAGTGACCGTCTGCTTCAGGGCATTCAAGAAATAGATGTCTGCCGTCCCAACATTGGCCCTATCATTCACCTCAACAACTTCATTTACAATGT